GTTCATTGACGGAAGGTGGAGACCCGAGCAGCTGGTTAAGCTGGCACGGGAGAACCCGCACTTGGTCTGGCAGGATGTCGAGCGACTTACTTACGGCACTAGGACTCACCCCGAGACGGGCGAAACAATACCCTCGTCTGACTTCGGTACAGCAGTGCACGCGGAGATCGAGGGACTTATCAACGAGGTCATCGGGCACGGTGCCTACCAGAAGACAGCGTACTACCCTTGGGCTAAGACGTTCGTGGACTGGGTATCCAATAACGGGATACAGCCAGTCGCCTGCGAGCACATCGTAAGCTGCAGCCGAATCAAGACAGCTGGGTCAGTTGACTTCATTGGCTACGACGCCGACGGGAACCTGTTCCTAGCTGACTACAAGTGCAGGACGAACACCAAGGGCAAGGCTAAGACCTACAGCAAGGACTGCCAGCAAATAGCGGTCGAGGCACTGATGCTATCCAAGCGTCTGAGGTTGGACTACTTCCCTGATTGCCTGTCGGTCATCATTGACTGCGACACTAAGGAGCATATGCACAAGTGGTGGTCACTAGAGGAACGCCAGAAGGGTGCGGATATGGCTCGGTCGTTGGCTCGGATCTACTGGAAAGACAGAATGAAATAAGAAGCAATGCTATTAAACGTAATAAGGATGGACGAAGAAGGTATTTATTTTACGGGTCTTGACGACGCAATCATAGGCAGTGACCAGCACGGTCAGCCTATTTATTCTTTCGAGCTTATGCTTAACGAGTTCGTGAAGCAGGGTATGACAAGAGAGGACGCATTCGAGTGGATCGAGTACAACGTGCTCCCGATAAATGCCGGCAACGGATTCGTAGTACTGTTCGAGAATGAACTGCTATAGAATTACATTCACAAGAGATGATATGCCCAGTGAGTGCAACGCTTACAAGTACGCGAGGTCACCAGAGGACGCGCTCAAGCTTATAGCTAAGAGAGCATTCAAGGATTCCGACAGACTTATATTCAAGCGAGGCGGGATGGGTTCACTTAAATCAATACACGCAGATGACTGAATCAGAAGTAGCCAATAAAATAATGAAGGCATTCCCTCGGATGAGGGAACTACGAAAGGCGAGGGACGAGTTCAGTCCCTTTGATTACGAGAGCGACGACTACCTAGTAGAGATCAAGTCCAGACGAAAGGCTTACGACCCTTGGGTCATCGAGCAACTCAAGGTTGACACCAACATAGGCATAGCTGAGTCCGTCAAGAAGGACTTCATATACGTCAATGCCTTCGAGCTACTTATCTACATCTGGAATATCTCAAAGCTTATCCGAGAGAACTACGACTTCGGATTTGAGGATCGGGAGATGCCTTGGACTACTGACTTCGAGGCAGTCCAGATAATAAGCAAGCGTACGGGATACCTGTACAGCAAGGACGCCATCCTGATCGACGCCGCGAGCCTCAAATAACTATGCCTTACCTCACAAGCAAAGACCTGAAGTCATTCAGGCTATCCAATCAGCCCAAGACTTGCCCTATCCTGATGCGAGGAACCTCGGACTGGGTAGTGGATCACTGCCATACATCAGGTCTAGTCCGTGGGGTAATCTCGAGGACTGCCAACGGCTTACTAGGTAAGATTGAGAACTGCCTGAAGAAGCGTTGCCAAGTACCAGAGAGGTCAATGCCCGGGATCTTACGAGCCTGCGCTGACTACCTAGAGAAAGAGCACAGCAACTACCTGCACCCAGTCGGGCTTACCCAACTCGAGAAGAGGTTCAGAAATAACTTGACATCCTCCGAGCAAGTCACTGTATTGACTAGCGAGGGGGCAACTCCTGAAGAGATTGAGCAGTGCAGTAATTCGCTGCAGCGTTCCAAGCTCTTCCGTAAACTAACCAAAAACAAATATGAGCAATAGAAATATACGCCAAAAACTACAGGGGATTCAGTCCTCTTTGAAAGCCCCGAAGGGGCAGACCAATAAGTTCGGTGGCTACAACTACCGATCCTGCGAGGACATCCTAACGGCACTCAAGCCTCTGCTTGCAGAATGGCAGTGCTGCCTTATCATCAGCGACGAGATCGTGGAGAAGGGCGGCAAGCTATTCGTTGAGGCTACGGCAACTCTGTACGACAATGACTCGGACGCATTCCTTCCAGCCAAGGGTTCAGCCGAGCACGCAGAAACCAAGAAGGGTATGGATCAAGCCCAGATCACTGGCTCCGCTTCTTCCTACGCTCGCAAGTACGCGCTCAATGGTCTCTTCGCAATCGACGACACCAAAGATCCGGACGCAACTAACACGCACGGCAAGTCAGCCGGCAACAAACCAAAAACCAGCAACCTAGAATTCTAAAAATGGAAAGCTTACTATACACACCCAAGGAGGTACAACAGATGCTCGGAGTATGTAACAAGACATTACTCAAGATGGTCAAGGATACCGACATTCCTGTCTGCAGGTTCAACAGCCGAAACTTCCGCTACCCTCGCAAGAAGTTTGACCAATGGCTTGAGAACTTCTTGCAAAATACTAACTAACTTCTAACCCTAAACAAAAAGCAACTAACCAAAACAAATATGGCATTCGAGCATAAACCAAACGAAGGATCGTTGTTCGTCAACGACCGCAAGCAGAGCGAAAAGCAACCTGACTACCGAGGCACGATCAATATCACGAAGCCCGGGATCTATGACTTGTCAGGCTGGAAGAAGACCCTCGAGAGCGGGGGAGTAAGACTCAGTCTAGCCGCGCGTCACATCGACGAGCGACCACCCAAGGAAGGGGCAAAGCCTGAGGCAACAAACAGCAGTATGGACGAGATTCCATTCTAGGTAGTACTACTTATCTTGTTTGTCTTATGAACTCAGCCCCTCCGGTAAATCCGGGGGGGTTGTTTTATATCTAAAATTTATGAACAATAGCATTGAACTGGCACTTAATATGTACAAGAACATTGACCCTAGGTCTCTCAAGGGTGAGAACCTAGTGTACTTCAAAGCCCTCGGGCAAATACTTAAACAAATAAAATACACGCACGATGAATCAAGAACTGACAAACATACAGGCGGGGGAACCTAACGCCGAGTACGCAGAGGACAAGCTCCTCTCTTGCTGCCTCAATGACGCTGAGTCCTATGACTCAGTGCAGCAGAGGCTTAATCCGGATGACTTCTATACACTTAGAGGTCGTCTTGCTTTTGAAGCCATTGGTAAGATCGCGGACGAGAACAAACCGATTGACGAGATCGCTCTCGCTGAGGAGTTGAAGAAGTCCGGAGGTCTTGACGAGATCGGTGGAATGGCTGGCATCCTAGCCATCTCCGAGTACGGGCACTCCAGCCTGCAGCGGGACTATTACTGCGACCTGATCGCAGAGAAGGCTCGGCTCCGGAGATTGATCCGCACCTGCAAGATCGCGCTCGAGGATGCGCACTCAGGTGAGATGGACTACATCGACATCTCCTCAAAGCTTGAGTCCGGTCTTGACCAGAACGGCAAGCCGACTGACGAGACTAAGATAAGTAACTCGATCGAATCAATCCGCGAAGAGATCCGCTGCATTCAGTCCGGCGATTACGTTCCTGACGTAGTCCGGACGCATACCGGAAGGCTGGACTCCTATCTCGGCAACAATGGTATCGGTGCTGGAGAAGTATTCGTACTGGCTGCGCCTACCTCGTGCGGTAAGTCCGCGCTCGCATTGTTTATGGCACTGCAGGCTAACCGAAAGGACGGCGTACCAGTGGCTATCTTCTCACTTGAGATGCCCCAGAAGCAGCTCTCGGTGCGTTTGACCCAGACCTTGTCCGGAGTATCTTACCGAGCAATCAAGGACGGCTCAGCTACAGAGGGTCAGGTACAGAAGTTCGACAGCACAATGACTTCACTGGCTGAGGCTGACATCTATACGTCGCACACCGTGAAGAACGTAGAGGATCTAATCTCTCAGTGCCGGAGATTCGTGAAGGCTCACAAGGTTAAGCTCATAGTCATTGACTACCTGCAGCTTATTCCATTCGGGGTTAATCGGAACGGTACGAAGGCTGAGGCTATCGCCAACATTAGTCACAAGATAAAGCAGATGGCTCTGAACCTTAACGTGTCAGTCATCTTACTAGCTCAGGTCAACCGCGAGGGAGCCAAGAGAGAGGGCGGTCTTAGCCTGTACGACCTCAAGGACTCCGGCGATATCGAGAACGACGCCGACATCGTTACTCTTATGTTCCCTACAAGGGGGGACATCGAGGCTTCAAAGGACGTTGACTCGAGCGGGATGCCTTATACTCATATGTTTACGAAGATCGCCAAGAACCGTGAAGGTGAGCGCGACATTCTGGACTCAATTAAATTCTTCCACACCGTTGGGAGATTCGCTATATAAATCAAAAGGAATAAATAATATGCAAACAATAGAAGACACTAACGTATACACACGGGTGCTTGACTTACTGGACTCGAACCAATCCGAATCAGAGTTCGAGAGACATAAAGAAAACAATCGATTGCTGCACCTCTGCAAGAAGCACAAGTTCAAAAACCTAGAGAAGGCTGGTATGATTCAGCAATACAAGGACGTAGTGAAAGTACGCCCACCTAGGGATGAGCGCATTGAGATCGGCAAAAAGATTATTGAGATGCTGGATCAGGACTATCTTATACAGGATATTGCTGAAAAGTTCGGCATCCACCGCCAGTCGGTGATACGTTGGGCGAGCCTAGCCGGATGGGAGAGAACGAAGTGGAAACGCCAAGCGAACCACATCGTGGTGGAGCCTTCAATGCGAGCAAAGATAGTAAAGAAGGTCGATGCCCTACGAGCCGAGGGTCAGGACGCTACCTCAGCAGCCAAGGATTGCGGCGTAGGAGTAAGTGCCTACTACCGCTGGAAGAGAACACTACCAAAGGATTTACTATAAAAAAAGAGAAGAAGATATGACTAAAATAATCCAACTAAACGACAACAAAAAAACGGT